CCCACTCGCCGTATTCCTTGACCACCTCCGCCCTCTTCTCTGCGGCGCGGTCATAGAACGCCTTGCCGGTGTTGTAGGCGGCAGAGTACTGGGCAGAGAACTGCTCTTCGGAGATGGGGTTAATCTTCTCGGCGTTCTCGCCACGAGACTCGTTCTCCGTTTCAATCCTTGCGGTCTCCGAAAAGCGCAGGTTCTTCATCTGCTCCTGCGCGGCAGGGGAGATGTCCTGTCTCGCAATGGTCTCTTTGAACCCGGAGTCGGAGTCGTATGCCACTTGGATAGATTCTACGGTGGACGCTCCGCCAAGTGCCGTCTGCGTCGCGGCAAGTACGGCACCCATGCTCCCGGTGGATGCGGCAAGAGCAACAAGTCTCTTGTTCGCGTCCGCCTGTGCGACGAGTTTCTCCGCACGAGCATTCTGCTGATCCGCGTTCTGGAACTCGCTTGTGTTCGTCACGCCCTTCTCTTCGGTGATGGCGGAGTAGGCTCTGGCGGACGCTTGGTCTCTGTGCATGACGGCGAGTTCTCTGTCGGATATCGCGCCGCCAAGGAGAGTCTTGCGGATAACGGAAGTCATCTCGTCGATGTTCCCGGTCACTCCGCTCTGCCGCAGGTAGTCGTGGATGGTTCCGTCGGTGACAAGGTCTCCTCTGGTCGCGTCAAACACCTCGGAGAACGCGACGCCGATATCGTAGTTGTCTGCATTGGAAAGGTCGCGACCGGTCTGCTCAGATAGCAACTGCACACCGGCTTCGTTGATTCTGGCACCAAGTCTCGCGGTGTTGTACATGGAGATGCCAGAGGATACACCGCCCATGACGATACCCTGTAACGCACCGCTGATACCGGCTTCAATGGTTCTCCCTGCCATGGAGAAGATCGTCATGTTTCTGGCTTCCTCTTCGGTGTAACCGGCATCAAGCAACTGCTGATAGGCCGTCATGACATCGGACGCTCCGCCCATGACCATCCAGTCGGTGAGGATGTTTGCCAGTTCGGTAGCGGTTTCCTCGGAACCGTTTATCATCGCGGAAGTAAGCCAGTCTTGAACGACCGCCTTAATGGAGCCGCGATGCATGGAAGAATCATAGAAATGCTCCAAAGAGAAATGCTCAAAGAACGCTTCAGCGGCACCAGCGGCAAGACCACCGACGATTGCTTGCGTATCTGTCGCGCCGTTGTTGATGGCATCTCTCATATAAGACTGCGCGGCGGAACCAAAGAAGATAAGGTCGCCAACACGCTCTGCGGTAAACTGCGCCGCACCGGCGGACGCACCAAGGCTTGCGAGAGAAACGCCAACGCCCCTCGCAATGAGCATAGAAGCAAGGGAGTCCAGAGTAGAGGTGGAGAACTGGTACAGTTTGTCAAACGCATCGTTGCCATATGCGTCAGTCCAGTTTACTTCCTGCATGATGGCTTCGGAGATGATCTCGTCCGTGTTCGCCCATCTGTTAAGCGCAGTGTTGTAGTTGATAGGACGCTCCGGGTGCAGGACTAACTGCATCGTGGAATCCACAAATCCCAACCCGGAAGTGAGGGATGCGGCGGTTCTGGTGCCAAGAGTACCTGCCGCCATCATACCTGCGTTGCGTGTATATCTCTCTGCGAGTCTCTGCTCACGCTCTCTGGCGAGACGCTCGTCTCTCTGCATCTTGCCGTAGTAGAGGAGATTGGAAATCTGCTCCTCGGAGTAGCCAAGGTTCTGGAGTTCCTCGGTGATATCCTCGCCGTTCTTGAGTCTGGACATGAGCGCAGTCGGGAGAGACTCAAGTGCTTCATTGACATCCGCATACCAGATCTCGTCGGCAAGCCGGGAACCCTCGTCGCGCAGTAACTCGTACTGTTGAGTGGTGAGGTCGCTCGTGCCAAGCACATACCCTTCAGCCAGTTCCCCGGCACGGGCAAGCCTGTCGCGCATAGCGGCGGCAGAAACATCGTCCATAGGCCCAAGCAGATTGTTGAGTTCTGCGGTATTGGCTTCCTCTCTCTGCGTCTGCCGGTACAGTCTGCGGAGCCTGTCACGCTCGGCGGTGAGAATCTCGTAGTCATAGGAGTTCTGCTCGTCGTTCTCTCCGGTGTAGACAAACGGAGTCTGGAGCATCTGGTTCTCCACCGCGTCGATCCTCGTCTGGATGTCGGCAGAGGACGGATTCTCTGGGAGATTGCCAAGCAGTTCTGTAAGTCTTGCGTCGCGGTTCGCAACACGCTCCGCCGCTTCCGTTCTGCGGTCTGCTTCGTTGGCGGCGCGATTGAGCGCACTGGACATATTCCCGGAGAAGTTTGCGTCGGCGGAACCAAAGTTGCTCCATCCGCTATCACCGCCAAACATCTCCGCCGCTTCGCGCAGTTCGTCGGAAGACATTCCCATCGTGAGACTGTCCAGATGCCCGGAAGTATATTCCTGCGCGGTACGGATAAGCCTGTCTGCGGCATCGGTGCTTCTGCCGTTCTGCCGTGCGGTCTCTCTGGCGTTCTGGAGATTCTGGATCTCGTCACGCATCTCGGAAAGAGTCTTTCCATCGTACTGGGAGTTGCCGACGGCAGTTCCCGTGTAGTAATCGATCTGGTCGTTTATCGCAGAACCAAGGTCGTTGCGGTACCGCTGAATCATGCCCATTGTGTTCTGCACTGCTCTACTATCGGAACCGTACGCCTCGCGGAGCATATCCATCAATTCGGAATTGGTATACTGATTGACGGCGGACAGATGCGTCTGGTAGTCTGTTACGCTCCTTCCACTGTTTGGCGCGGTTGTTACATAGTCTGCCGCACTTGACAAGCCGCTGTAATAGTCCTGTAATTTGCGGACGGTCTCATTACGGTGCAGATATCCCTGTAGACGGTTGTGGCTCTCCGCCCTCTGTTGCAGGACGGAGTCACGATACGCCTGTCCATTGTCCAGTTGGGTTTGAAGACCATTTTGTACAATCTGTGAATAAGATAGGCCGGAGGCTCCGGGGTTTGATTGCCTCGGAGCCTGTCCGTGTTGCTCAAGATATTCGGTGTAAGATTTAGCCATATGGGGCCTCCTTACTTGGTCTGCCGTTTGGGTACCACCTTGTCGTTATACCAATCATAGTAGGCAAGGACATCCTCCGGTCTGGATTCAGAGGACAGTCCTGTAACCAGATTTCCATTGATCGTATTCGTACCCCAGTTGATTCCGGTAGTAGCAGAACTTGGCGAATTGCTCGTGGTGGAACCGGAACTTGAGGGCGGTGGCGTGATGGCTCCGTTGTTTGTCACATAACTCCATAGCGCATTGATCTCGTCCTCGCTATATCCTTGCAATGCGAGTCTTCCACCATATGCCGCGAGTTCGGCTTCTCCGCCCCTTCCATACGCGGACAGAGCATCGGAGATTTGGCCGTCCTTGAAGTTCAACTTCACATTACCACTTCCACCGCCAGAACCGCTACCACCACCACCGCCACCGGGCGTGATACTGGCGAGGTAATAGTTCTGCCATGCCGCCGCCTCGTCTGGAGACATTCCTGCCGCTTCCAGTTCGGCTTCGGATGGAGTGTACCCGGTTGCAGTAATCAGTTTGAGAAGCCTGTCTCGGTTGTCGTTTCTGGAATTGGCGGCATCGGCGGCTTCGGTTCTGCCACGATTGTACAGAGTGTTCTCTCTATCAGTGGCGAGATCCAACTGCCGATAGTAATCGGACAACTGATCTTGGTACTTGTTGTACTCATCGTTGGCCATAGTGCGTGTGAGGTTGTACTGGCTCTCCAGTTCGTTCCCCTCGTTCAGCCAACGATTGTATGCCGAATTGTAAAACTCCGGTACCTGCTCGTTTAACGCCCTCAAATAGGCATCGTACTGTTGCTGACCGACCTGTGCGCCGTAGGAACTGCCATATCCCCCGGTGAGAGCCGCCGCCTGTCCCATAGAATCCATCATTGCCAACCGCCCGGTATCAATAGCCTGTGTGCGGTACTGCTGATAGAACGGGTCTTGGTTGAGGTCATACTGGAACGGCCCTCTGCCGATGATGCGGTTGTAGAGTTCGGCTAACTGGTCATCGTAACTTGGGGTATAAGTTGGGGTATTGCCGGTGAGATTGTTGAGAGCATTCAGTGCTTCTTGGTACGCAGGATCATTCCCAGGAACATAGGCCTGTTCCATAGGGATGTCGGAGTGGGTGGTTGGTGCGGTGCGACTACCACTGGGAGAACCACTTCCAGAACCCCCACCGGAACCACCGCCAGAACCGCCAGAACCAGAGTCGTTGGTCGGTGTGGTGGGGGCAAGTCCTGTCTTGGGGTCAACCGTAGCGGCAGGAAGATTCTGGTGAGAAGTATCCTGTCCGTAGGCAAGAGCATAGTCTAATGCCGTGGTGTACGGAGTGTAAGATGTGTTATTGCTTGAAGACGGTGCCACATCAATCGGAGATACATAGTATCCCTGTACAGTATTACTGGATTGTGCGTTGCCAAGCGTGGTCTTCTTGTTCTTCGCCTGTGTGCCAAGCGTAGTTCTTGATGCCATAGTTTATTCCCCCTTGTAAAGACGGAGTCTTATTACAAAATCACTGGGTAAACGGCGCAAACTCTGTACCACCCCGTAGAAATGGCAGAACCGGAATAGCCGCCACCGGCACCGTTAATCACCTGTAGTCTTGTGGTGCCGCCCATACAGAGCAGATTGTTTGCGGATTGTCCCCACATATGACAGATTGCTCCTGTTACATTCGCAGGGTATCCGGACGGTAACGAAATATATAAGAAGTTGCTACCGCCGCCACCAAGGGCCGTTATTTGAAACACCATTGTTACGCAACAAACACCACCACTAAATACATAATACCCTTGAATACCGGAAACAGTTGGAGCAGTTGCACCGTTTGACCAAGTAAAAGTTGGGGTATACGATCCGCTTGCCGTATAGCCTATGCGCCTCCAACCAACCCATGTGCTACCGTCCATAGACGAGTTCATGGCTATGCCATTGTTGGAAGATTGTGAGATAGCAATTACCATTATCTGGTATGTGCCACGCCGCAAAACCATAAAGGTACCGTACTTAAAGTTTGCAACTGGTAATGTTCCAGTATAATTATCTCCAGAACCACGATAAAACCTTACTGTTCCGTCGGTCGCCTGTGCCATAGCATCCACGAGGATGTCGTTTGTGTACTTTGCCTTGACCCCGGCACCCGGTTCCAGAAACCAGTTGCTCGCAAGTTCAAGCATATTATCCGTCTGGGCATACATTCCAAACGCCGCACCCTTGCCGCCGTCCTTAAGGTTGAATGTGACGGAGTCGGTCGGAATCGTGGCGGTGGCGTACACGGTGGTGGCAAACGAGTCCTTTAGTCTTAACTGCACGACATAGGACTTCGCCGCCTGTAGTGTACCGTTGCCAAGGATGGCAGTAGAACCGTTGGTGTATCCTACCCAACCAGACCACGCCCCACCGGCTTCCTGCATCTGCCAATCAAAGTATCTCTGGTTGTTGCCGTTGACGCTTGAGATTGTGGAGTTGGCGGTGAGGGAGAAGTAAGCACCTGCGCTATCAGCCACACCGGCAGAGTTGCACCTAAATATATTGTAGGATGTAATTGCCGGGGAAGCGTAGGCCTGTACCGTTACAGAACTTGATGCAGAAGCGTATCTGCCACGAGCGTCATACACATACACCGTGTAGGTGACGGTACCAGAACTCGGCAGTGTGGCAGAGGTCGCAGTGGTGCCGGTGGTATCGTAGTTGCTACCGGCTATGGAAAGGCGGTACTTGCTGATAGACGAGCCGGTACCGGCAGAGACTTTGGACGGAGTGAATGTTGCTTTAGCCTTGGAGTAGCCTTGAATGTAACACGCCCATCCGCTCGTTGGATACGGAGCAGAAGAGTTGTCGTATGCGATGGAGTACCATCCGCTTGATACCGACGGTTTGACAGAGTCTGGTAGGTACAGAGTAAATGTCGTGGTGGCATTAGATCCTACCGTTGCGGTGCCGTGCTTCGTCGTGCAAGTTACGGTACACGACCCGGAAGTCGCAGACGGAATCAGCGGAGCAAAGGTGGCGGTGGCAGGAGTCCACGATTGTGAAGTTCCCACCCCGGACGCAATGCTCCCGGAAGAACCGCCGAACGACCATGACAATGTATGAGTCACATCGGAGTAACTTCTCGCACAAGTTAAGGTTACCGCAGACCCGATGGTTGAACCGCTTGCGGAGATGGTGGACGCTTTGAGGGATAGAGTCCTCGTGGCAGAGGTTGCTGAACCAATCTGTGTACTTCCGTTGTAGGTGGTGCAGTATACCGTCAAGGTACCAGACGCCGCATTTGGAATCCCGGCAGACATCGTAGACGCAATGGAAGAAGTTGAGAACGAATACGATGTTCCGACTCCGGTGGCTATTGTTCCGGTCTTGGTGCCGAACTTCCATGTGAGAGTATGGGTGAACGAGGAGTTGTTCCGGGTGATGGCAATCGTACAAGTATCACCGACATAAGTACCAGACGAAATTGAAACAGTAGACGCAGTACCTGCGGTGTAAGTACAGGAGTGACTTGATACCGCAAGGATTCTGCCCTGTGTATAGTAGGATGTGGAAGAACCGGCCCAGATGTACACATAGATGTACGCACCAGACGCAAAGGAAGAGTTATAGTTTATCGTAATCGTGCCGTCTCCTTGTACCATATTGACGGTAGCGTCACCGGCGGTAGAGGAGTTGGCGTTCACATAAGTGGAATCCTGTGCAGTAGTCGTGACTTTGTACTTCAACTTCTGCCCCTGTTCCACGGAGTAGGCATAGTTATACTTTATGTTAAACTGTGCGGAGATACCGGCGGCAGGCATCTGTATCCGCACACAGGCCACATAGTTCTTGTGGGACGATGAGTCATAACCCATGTACACAAGGTCGGATGACCACGAACCCCAAGCACTACCGCCAGACCATTTCTGGACTATATTTGAGGATGGAATACTTGCCATATTACGCTCCTATCCACTTGATGGTGTATCCGTTGGTATGGGATATTTCCCAATTACTGCCGTGATGCACCGTTCCTGTGAAGATGGCATCGGTGATGTACAACCTGTCATTAGCAAGATAAGCGACTTTCTGGTCACCTTGATAGAACGCCAACTGCGTTGCGGTGAACACAGAGGAGAACTGACGCTTATCAATCTCGGTGTACACGGTGCCGTCAACCGTAACTTGAGTCTCGGTGAATAACAAGTCCTGTCCTATTGCGATCCCGATGACAGGGTTCACGCCATCCCAATCCACGATGCCAGACTTGATGTACCCGGACATCTCGCTCTGGTACTGGGTGAGTGTGGCAAGCGCATCGTTGATACTTGAGACCGTAGCGTCAAAGTTAATCTCCTGCTTGACATATTCCGGGGTGGCTTGGAACTGCGCCTCAACGGTCTGCTGATACTCGCCGAACTCGGAGATGGCAACATACCTTTCGTTCAGCGAAGCGTCCAGAGTCTCAATCTCCTGCTCAATGATCTGGGCGTTCTGGATAATCAACTGCTTGAGGTTCGCCGCCGCCTGTGACATTGAAGTCTGTTGTTCCTTGGAGACGGACTTGGCAACCTCGGTGGAAGTGACAACGATACTATCGTCAATCTCCTTGACCGACCGATTCAGTTTCTCGGCTAACTGGAAGAGGTAACTCCTAATCTGGACTAACTTCTCGTCGGTATCTCCAGATAAAGTTTGGGGTGGAGTGAATATATCCTGCATCACACACCTCCGACCGGATAGACAACATCCGACCCGACTTCAAGGATTCTCGCAATGGAGTAAACTTTCACCAACCCGGTGCCAGACAGACGGAACCGTAGATGGTCGCATCTCCGTGGACGGACGGGAATGACGAACGACCTCGGCGCATCGGATGTACCGACGATGTATCTGCCAAGAGGATTCTCCCAGTAACCAGAGGAATCATACGAAACCTCAAGGTTGAATGTTGCGCCTCTCGGTAACAGAACCCGGAAGTCAAATCTTGAGACATACTTCTGGTCTGGGTACTCATAACCCATCAAACCAGTTTGCGCCATCCACTCCACGGTATCCTCGTGAGTACCCTCGGAGCCGAAGCAACACCACTTCTCCAGTTTGTCGTTCACGAAGTATAACTCCGAACCCAACCTCGCAAACCCAAGAACAGAAGTGTTGTCCTCAATGTGCCAGACACCGTACTTGGTATCGTAGACCATGAGGAACCAATCATCGTAGTCCGGGCAGTAACCGGAGATGTAATACTTCTTGCCGATGGAACCGGCGGTGGCGTACTGCATCTTCCTGCGGATCTCCCACTTCACATTGGAGTACCGGGTAGCCTGTCTCTGGGAGACGCTCGTCGGTACGGAACCATCGTAAGCGCAGACGCAATCTCTGGAGTTGAAGTATAGTACCTCATCCACCATTACCAGAGAACGCCAAGAACCCTTTGCCACTCCTCTGCAGGGAATGTCGGAGACTTGGTGCGCCCCGGTGGAAGAGATGTTGATTCGGTGTAACCTTTCCTCTTTGAAGAAAGTAGGATAACCAAGATAATTGATGCACCCTGTCCATGGGCCATCGGTACCGACGGATGCTCTCCACGAATCCGTAGAGATACCTCTGTACTGCTCCCAGTTCTTGAAGTCACCAAGAGCGCAACAGTACAGTTCATTGAGGTTCTGCCCAGAAGCGGAGTCAAATCCGTATCTGCATCCCCACAACCTGTTGCCACATTCGCAGACATAGTCCATCTGCGGTACCCTACGAGCCACGGTGACCTGCCCGTTGTTCATGTAGGAAACGGTGGACATCATGCCGGTGATGATGATGTAGTCACTCTGCCCGGAGACAGAATGTACATCGTACAGGATATGAGAACCGTTCAGTGCTTCCATCTCGTCGTTGCCGTCAATCCCAGAAATCTCCACGCCATCCCACTGGGAGAAGTTTCCCATGTTGTTCTGCGAAGTGAATGTGATCTTGACAAATGTCGTGGCAATGGTGACCCACTGGTCTTGTGCGGAACTCCAGACATGGAGCGCATAGGTAGGCTCGGATGTATCAATCCACGCATCACCGTTGGACGGACTCGCCGGGGCGGTATCACTCGTGATGATACTGTCGTATGCGGAGCCGTCTTCTTTGCAGATGGAGAATGTAACGGTAGAGTCTTCCACGGATTGGTAGGTAGCACCCATGTATCCATAGTCACTGGCATCTAAAGTATTGTAGTAAGCACCGTCCGGGAATACGCATATATACGCACCCATTGATACGAGTTGCTTCTGGGGATACTCGCACTCTAACCATTCGCTACCAGTGTATCTCAAGCACCACCGATGAGCGGTATCGTACCAGTAGTCACCGGCACTCGGAGAGACGGGGATGGTCGCAGACCGGGTAATGTTAGGTACGGAAAGATTGGTAATGGAAGTAGCCAGACCGTTGTAGTACAGGGTGTTTCCCAACACTTCAGCAAGCGCAACCTTGGCAAGCATCCCCTGCGGAGTCGTGACGCTCCCGATCTTGCCACGAAGAGGTCTGGCGGCAAGCAGAGGATACTCGGACGAGGTGAGGTTCTTCATATCCTCAAACGCTCCGTCCATGACCTCTAACTCATCAGCCAACCCATAGAATACAGAGGTGTTCTGTCTGCTCTGCTCCGGGCCGTTGATGGTCTTGTAGAAGGGCATACTACCACCTCACAGTTTGATGTGCGTTACACGACGCTTGGGCATATTGTTTCTGTTGAAGAAGTCGGAATAAGTCTGGTACGCTTGGTTGTACAACGAAATGTCAGCATTGTACTTCGCCATCTCGGCGTTCTCTTTGTCAATGCGAGACTCAAGATAATTAATATAGACATCCTCGGCATAGGGTTCCGGGATAAGCAACTCCACCTGCTCATACGCTTCGGACGGCAGGATGTTGTACCCGGACTTGGAAATGGGTACGATAGGCTCCCATGCGGTCACAGGAACGGATTCGCCGAACTTCAGCACACCGCCCTCGTTCTCTTCCACGCAGTACGCCACACCGCCGATGTCAAACCATGCGCCATCCAGAGCGTGGTCAAACACCGGCTGACGCACCGGCACTTCCGGCCCGACATAGTCCACCGCCGCAGTGTAGGTGATGAGTTTCGGGTTCATGTTCACATGGTTCTCTATGATCTCCCGGAAGACCATTCCGTCAAGCATAGACAACCACTTTACTTTATCAGCGTCTGTATATAGATTCGGTCTGTAAGAGTTAACAAGACCGATTGCTTCCGAAATTAACATTAGGAATCCTCCTTATCCGAAGAAGGGGGAGCGCAAAGGCTCCCCCCATCTTCAGTTGTCTAAACTGTCTACGAGACTATCCCGTGCAGACGCAAAGGCCTGTGACAGGGAAAGCACATAGTCCACTTCCGGTGGGACTTCAGTAGTCTTACCGCATGGAACCTGATAGGTCTTGTCGTTGACACCGACGAATACGAACTGTTGCTCGTTCTTCGGCGCACGAGGCAGAGTGACAGGTACAGTGTTTGCGTTGTCAGCCATGATAGGCCTCCTTTGAAGATTTACAGAGTCACATTAGGAGTATCGGTGGCCGCATAGGCAGAAGAAGCCATGATGGACACGATACGGTCGTTGTAGACGATCTTCGCCGCCTGCGAGAACTTGTAGCCGATGGTGCTGAACTGATCCAGAGGGCCACCCACTTCGCCACGGGAGTGGATGATCATCTCCATGCCTGCGCCGTCGGGGTCGATCATCTTGAACGCACCCTTGCCGAACACCTGCACGGCGTAGACGCAAGAGTTGTTGTTCGTGGAAGAACCCAGAGGAGCAATGACATCGTTGTCAGCCACAGTGACGGCCCGGTCAAAGGTCATCGTGGTGGCGGTGTTGGCAACGACCTTGCGGATGATGGAGCCACGGCCCGAAGAACCAGTATCCTGGATCTCCACGAACCGGCCCTCAAGCGCACCGGCGGCAATGGTGGAGCCGTCAAAGGCAACCGTGATGGCGTTGGAGTAACCACCGGAATGGTTCACGGCGGCGGCACGGTTCGTACCAAGGTCGGCACCCTTGATGACAGGAGCCTGTGTGGTCTCAAGGAAACGGACGCCATGCAGTTCGCCGATCTCGCCGTTGAAGATCTCGGTCACGGAAGCATACTTGTGAGCGTCAATCCAATCACTGTTCTGGCGCAGGTCATACGCAACAGACGGATGGACAACCGCCACATACTTGCCGTTGATGGTGGGGGCCTTCATCTTCTTGAGGGCGGTGACGGCCTTGTTGATCTCGGTGGGGGTGAGGACATCGGAAGAGGTCAGACCACCCAGAGAGGTCTTGCCACCGGCAAACTGAACGACCGGGTTGGCAAGCAGTTCCGCACGGAGCAGGTCATCCTGCGTCTGGGCGGCAGAGGCAGACAGTTCCTCGGTAGCACCAAGGATGACATTGTCAACCGCATGGAGATCCAACTGGTCGGACACGGTCACATACTGACCATGCTGAGTGATGGCCTGCGTCACAGAGGTCATCCCAAGGGTCTTACCACTGGGGATAACACCCTCAACGAGGACATCGGCGTTGGGCAGGGTGTTCCACTTGCGCCACTCCACGGTCTTGCCGTGATTCCGGGGCAGAGGCTCCTTGTCTCCCAACTGGGCGTAGATCATATTCGGGCGAACATTCTCCAGAAGTTCCGTATCGTAATAGGTCTTCATGGTATCGGAGAGCGCACCCGTGGCATTTGCGGAACCAGTGTAAGCGTTCACATCACCGGTCGTGGTGTTGACTACGGTACCGGCATCGGCGAACATCTGAAGGAACAGATCAATCATTTTAGTTTTCCCCTTTCTCCGGGGAGTTAGAACACTACTTTCTCCCCGTTTCGTACTCTTCGTCTTATTTCTTCTCTATCTGCGTGGGTAAGAGATCGGGGATCACGCTTGTCTACCGCACCGGGTGCAGTACCCGTGTTTTCGGCAGGGCGTTTGGCATTGGCGGCAACTGCGTTCGTCACATACTGTTGCGTCTTCTGGACGGTACCCTGTACCGTCTTGGCAATCAGTTCGTTGTGATGAACGACTTCATAGGCAGTTTTGACATCCAGTGCGAATGGGTTGTCCGGGTTCGTCAACTGACGGAACTTGTCGTTACGCAGTTCCGCTTCAAAGTTGAAGTCCGGGTACAACTGCTTCGTCTGTGCGGCCTGTTCTGCGATCCTGCGGAACCCGGCCTCTTTTCGGCTCTGTTCCAGTTGCGCCCGTGCGGCGTTCGCATCTCGCTCTGCTTTCAGTACGGCCTTGGCGGCATCAATGGGCATATTCCGTCGTTCTGCTTCCTGCTCTATGTAGGACTCATCGTCCAGTAGAGCCGCAGACAACTGATTAACATCCCGTGTGCCAAACCTCTGTTGCAGAGTATCAAGCAAAGGTTGCATTAACGCTAACTGTTCCTGCGCCTGTTTAGTCTCCCGAAGTCTCGTCTGCACGATGTCCTGCATCCGCTTGTTGAATTCGGGAACTGCCATGACTTGCTCCCATGTCATCCCCTCCACGGCGTCGGCCCGTGGTGCGTTCTCCTCAACGGTCTGGCCTTGACCCTCTGGAGAACCGACCGATTCCGGGGCGGCGGCCCCCGGTGATACGCCATCTTCAGCAAACAACTGAAGAGCGAGGTCGTGAAGCATAATAGCCTCCTATATTATTCTGCCCGTAAGGTGGGCGGTTCCATACACTTTCTATAGCACATTTGCTATAAGTATCGCTACTCTTCCAGTGCGTCCTCGCCGCCGATGGCAGACCAAGAACTGCCGTCAAAGTAGTACTTCTTGTCCTCGTCCAGACTCCAGAAGATGGAGTTGATCGGAACATCCGTGGGTTTCGTATCGGTAGAGAGTCCTTCGTATCGGCAATCAATTCTGTTACTGTTCTGTGTTACCATGGTAATTCCTCCTTAAGTTAGTGTTCCTGTGCCTTGAGCATCGTTAATGATGTGAAGAGCAGTTTGGTTGAATATCCATCCGTCATAGGAAAGATTCCTTGGGGCACGGTATAACTCTACTCTGTATTGACGGCGAACGTCCGTCACCGTAGACCATACAGAACTGCTGAAATAAGAACCACTGCCCCTCATGCTAACACCGGGGGCCTTGGCGGTAAATGTGTCGTAAGAATAAGAGGAACTGAGTCCTGTTGCATAGGCTCCGTATGTCGCACCGGATCCCGTAAGCGTAGAAAGAGCGGCATTCGTTTGCCGGTATACATATAGATAATATGTCCCACTCATAGTACTTTTCAAATCTCCGGATAGAGACTTTCCATCACAAGTGATTGTCCCGGCAGGAACATTTATGATTTCCTGTATTTTAATCGTGATGTGATATACCGGTTTCGCAATTGCCCATTCTTGCGTGGTATATATGGGGTATACCAGACACTTCTCTACACACAACCAATCATAACTCCAATCCATAGTATAGGTTGTTGCCAACGAGGCCGACGAAAGCGCAGACTTTGCGGTTGTGGAATATGCAGGAAGTGTACGCTGGAGGTCTTCGACGAGCAAGTCATCCCCAGACCACAACTTTGCGAGTTCGGCATCTGGTCGTATGACTATTTCTTTAATGGAGCCGCCACCGCCAGATGCAGTACCAGTACCGACGCTACCGTCAGCCTTGAAGAACTTCTTCCCGGAAGCCACATCCGATTCTGCGGCAGTAGTCTCCTGCGAGACATCGTAGAACTGGACATTTCCACCGCCCGACTTTGGCAACAGTATGGATGGTACTGTAGGGTAAGTCGCACCCAGTAAGGAGATATCGGAGTATGCCATTTAAGACACCCCCTTTAACTGATACTTAAGACCTTTGTGACTCCGTCCTGCGAGATGGTCGGGGAAGTGAGGGATCCAGGAACCGATGCCACTGAATCATCGTCGGAAGAAGTACCGACCTTTACCGTAACTCCGCTCTTGATATTGGCGGCGGTGAGATTGGTACACACGACCGCTTCAATGGTCTGCGCTCCTGCGAGGTACTGGTCGGCAGAGATAGATTGGCTACTCGCAGACGGAGTGATGGTAGCCGCCGCTTTCTCCGTCATGCTTCCGGTGTACAGAGTACCATCCGGGCCGATAGCCTTGACTCCGTTCCGCAGTTTACCTGCACTGTCCAGAGTGGCACCTGTGACATCCCAGAAACTCATCGTGCCAGACGGAGATTTGGGAATATCTACACGGGGTGGATCGGGATACGATACGCCATTGATAATGACCGTTGCCATTCAAATCACCTCAACTAACTGTAATGACGGAGCCATCGTAAGTAATGAGTCCGTAATTGCTTGGGATGGGATTGATAACTATATCCTCTAATGATGCCTTGTTTGCAATGGGGATGGTCTGCATAGAAGAGGACGGAGTGAACTCGTGGCTTCCCGTATACATCGCAGTGATGCCTTGGTTCACCACTTCGTGCATCTGCGGACGGATAGTCTGTCCGGGATTGAACTTCGGATGGAACGGTTCGCTACTGCTGAATTTAGGAGATAACACTCGTCACCACATCCTTAAAGGTCTTGCCGACAATGAACGGATCACGAGAACCGATATCCCTCTTGCCGGTGGAAAGCACATAATCCAACTGCACTTCGCCGGGGCCTTCGTCAAATCTCAAGGACTCTTCCTGCGTCAGCGAAGTAGATACTGTAGTATCCGGGGAAGAGTAACTGACAGTAAGGTCACTGCCGGTATGCTCCACCACATTCCGACCGCCCTGTCGGTAAGTGACGAAGATAGCGGCAGAACTCAAGTCAATCCCCGGAACGATCCAAGTATGCGTAGGGGTGGCCCCTCTATTCCATTCAGCCATGTTCACTCCTCCAATCGGACATTGTCCGGGTAATGTTCGGCTAACAATCTAAATCCGGTCATCGCAAACTCTTTGGCTTCTGGGGTCGTGCGTACCACTGCGTGACCCGGCTCCGATTCCATCCACCCATAATGAGCGGCGGTGTAAACCAGTATTGAAACTGCGGAACACACGATGTCCTTGCCAAGTTCGTCAAATCCTGCGTGACCGTCTACATACAGATGCTTATCGTCCTGTCTAATGATTATCATGTCACATCCGTACTCTCTTGCGCTCTCTTACGAGCGTTAGCCACACGAGTATTCTCTGGTAACTCCTCGCCCGGCTCGGCAATATCCACCTGCTCGTCATCACTTGCCGCAGTTACGGTGGCAGGTTTCTGTCCGGTCATCTGGAGCGTCATACCTGCGATCTGGTTGACCGCCGCCTTGTCTCCGTACTTACCTGCCAGTGTGAGAGCATACTGGAGAACCATTGCAAGCATCTGCATTAAGTCACCGTTTTTCTGGACTTTTTGCATTAGTTCGTCCTTGCCGTCGAACTGCATCATGTCCAGACAGGCCAGAGCGGTGGGTGCGTTCTGGGCATTGAAGAACCCAAGGTTGTACAACTGCAACGCCAGTTCATTCTGCGCCATCGCAGTGTACTGGGTCTTCTTCGCCGCTTCCGTCTTGATGTCAAACACGGGGAGCCTCATGCCCATATCCATGCCGCCGATCATCTGGGGTTGGGGTTTGAGGTTGGCGTTGGTATAGGTGATGAAGTCTTCCATCCCATACTGACCGACTATTCTAAACTGGCGAGGCAGGTCATAGAACTGTCGGATCAACTCAATAACGAGGTCTACGACCTTGTTAAACGCTCTGTAAGCGGCTTTGTTGGAATCGGTGGACATCCGTCCTGCCGTCTCCTGCAAGGCCGCTATTGCGCTTGCGGCGGTCACACCGGCAGGGTTCCGACCGTTGATAACATCTTGGTTACCGGCGGTGAACTTTAACTCTTCTATCTTGTTCTGGAGATAAGATAAGTTGATCTCGGACAGAGGTTGCGTGACGATCTGGCGAACGGAATCTTCGCCAAGGTTGCCGGTGGCGTGAACCAGTGGATTCGTCCAATCGGCGAACTCTTCCTCATTTACGGAACCATCCTGCCGAATAAAGAACCTCGGTTGGGCGTTGGCAATGGCATTCCTCGTAATGACACGATTCAGCCGGTCAATGGTACCCTGTGCGTCCTTTCCGACATCCACATATCCCATTCCGGTGGGAGAGGCTTCAATGGGGAACAGGGGATCAAATACGAACGGATACATCCCGTGGTCGTACAACCCTCTCTCCGCATACTCCGGGTCATCCTCGGTGGCGTACAGTACCACATCATCCACATACTTGCAGTAATGTAACTTACCGCCACGCTTGTAGTACCAATCCACCACTACTGCCTTGTTGGCTTCGGCGGCAGACTTATCGGACAAGTATCTCTTGGGAGTAATGGTTTTACCGACCGCCATGTTCTCGGTCTGGGGGTACACCTCGTGAAGAGTTTCCACATCCCAGTATTCCGTATGGAAGAAGTTCCGTGACTTCTGGATGTCGGTGATACCCGGCTCCCAGAAGCAACTCAACATATCGGCGGTGGTGATAGCAATATCTCCCAGACCATTGAGAGCATCCTTATCCCAGTAGACTTGGTAGATACCGGTACCCTGTTTCAGTTTCTGCCACTGTTCCTTGCTCCACACATCCTCGAACTGGGTCTTCTCCAGAATGCACGGAATGATGGAAGACAGAATGTTGGCTTCGGGCCTGTCATCGGGTTCCCTTGGCAAGATATTGGCTTCCGGGTACGCAGACATCGCATCAGCGTGTTTTCCGCAGATGGTGTTGAAGAGCCAAGCAGAAGTACCCTCACGCTCGTAGGGATTCTCGTACTTGCGGTTGAGACGATCCTGCCTTAATCTCCACCACTCTTCCGACTCAATGACCCGGTTCTCAAGACTAATCTTCTCGGCGTGGTAACTCATGAGAGTCTGCGTTGCTTTGGCGAGACGCTCTTTGGTGACTCGTGATTCAGTGAATTTAGATTCAGTAACTTCCATACTTTGCCACCTTCTTTGACAACTGATTCAATGGGTCGGACATCGGCAGGGTAGGCTTCTTTACTTCCCGGTTGGGAGTGAGAGGACGAGACATACACATATATCTCCACTCGTCGGCAATGTGGTCTTCGCCGTCGGTATCCAGATCCTCAACCTTGCGCTCGTCGTAGATCAAAGTCGGGATAGTCCGAATGAACTGTTCACACGAGGAGAAGACATAGAACATGGGGAACCCTTCGTCATCAAACGACAACCGGTAATGACACTGCATCCATCCTTGGAGACGGGCATTATCTCCCGGCGTAAATACGACTCCGCACCTCATGGCGGTATCCGCTACCGACTCTCCCTTGGAAGCATCCCATATTGATGGGTCAGCAACTCCGGTAATTGCTTTGCCCTTAAGCCAAGGATGTTCGTCCTCAATCCGTTTGATTTCGGAGAACTGTCTTTCGGTAGTCCACTTCACTCCCTCATTGGGAGTCTCGGTACATCCGTACAGTTCAAGTATTCTGTAGATGACCCCGTCGTAATCAACTGCGTACCATCCACAACTAAAGGGTTTGGCATATCCCCAATCGTAACTACGGTATATGTTCCATCCTCTTGGAATGTCGAAAGGCTCAATGACATGAGTCCATTTTCGGAGTTGCTTATTGACGAATATGTCACCGTGGTCGGGGTCGGGTTCGGTTCGGAAGTCTTCAAAGAACTGCCCACTGAATACATCCCATTTGCCATACAACCATGCCTCTCTTAACTTCGGCGGTAGGTTTTCAAGTTCTCGTAAGTATTCCGGTTGGGTCTCCATCAGTGCGTCGTTGTCCTGCACCAATGCTTGGATGAACGAATAATCGTCCGGGTTCTCGTCAGCCTTGAACTGCCGGTCTATAAACAATCTCTTGAAGTATGCATGACTCGGCCCACCGGGGTTCAAAGTATAGTAACTTCTCTTGGGGAACAAGTTTACGCCACGGACGCAGACATTGATCTCTTTGATCCACCGTTCCTGCAACTGACCGGCTTCGTCAAAGAATATCACATCGTACTCTGCGCCTTGGTACTGGCCCAAGTCCGCATCGGTATAGCAATATCCGAATGCCAGAGTAGAACCGTTGGGGAACTTGAACATCTTATCCGTGCCGTTGTACTTCGCAACTCCATTGAGCATCTTCCGCAGAGGGTCAATGTGGTTGTTCATCAGTTCCTTGTAAGTACGACGGATGATGATGCACTTGATCCCCGGATGCTTGCAACACAGTAAGATTGCTTTGGCTCTAACTGCCCAAGACTTACCGCCGCCTCTGGCTCCACCATACGCTACATGACGATGAGTATCTTTGAGAAACTGCCACTGCTTCTTGGACGCTTTGCCAAGGTCAAGATTCAATTCCCGGCCTCCTCCGCATCTCCGCTAATGCTGACACTGATACCGGACGAAGCACCTGCCGCCATCGTCCACTTGTCGATCAAGATACCTGCGGATGTTGCGATCTGCACCAATGATGCTTTGCTCAACTTCTCCGGTAGGCACATCTCGTTCAGTGCTTGGTCAAGGAACTGGCAGACTTTATCTTTCTTGGAATCCATGTAAGCCAGTACCGACTCGTTCAGTTCTTTCTGCTTCTGGGCAACCATACGGACATTGGCTTCCGGGTTGCGCTTGAGTACATTGCGTACCGTAGTTGTAGATACATCATTGAGCAGAGCAACTTTCTTTGCGCTCTGCAACTCGGCATAGTCGGCGAGGATCTTCATCTCTCTCTTGGGTGAAAGTTTGTAGGAAGATTCAGCCATAGGTATCACCTCTACATCTCTATACCACACTTCGCAGGAACATCGCTATGTCGGGGTTAACGAGGATAGTTTTGAAGTTTGTGCGAAATCGGTCGCCTTAACTGCACGAAATCCACACTTGAAATGTGCGAAATCGACACCAAATTCCCACTCGAAATGTGTAAAACAAAACTCAAGATAACTCCAAACTGTTTATTAACCTCACAATAGTTATTAGTGAAAACATAGTGAAAACCCAGAGAGAGTAAAACGCAAATAATCATGACACTTTTGTCACTTACGATGTCACTTACGATGTCACTTATTTGCTCCTCGCAGTATCACGATCTGCAACTACCTGTAGAATATCGGCAAGTTTCTGACCAGTATTCTATTGTGTATAACACAGGCGGAAAGATAAAAAATTCCCTATATACAGAAAGACTAATTATCTTGTTGGGGTAATGTTACTTCATTAAGTTCTTGTGTATAACGATTTAGATGGGCTTTGTATCCGGTGGCGCACTGACGGACATCATCGCACCCTCCTCTCCCCAGAACCCCCCGGGCCTCTTGCCGATCGACCCCCCACCCCCTACCCTACCCCATCAACACCGCATGAGTGAACCATTGGGCGAGCAGGGGAAGCAGGGGAGCAGGGGCTGAAACCGGGAGCAGGAGCAGGGCGAGCAGGGCAAAACAGAGTCCAATAAATCGGACTTCCATGCAGTGGGTGTACCTTATTTCGGACTTCCATATTTATCGTTTATCGATAAATGGGTGTACCTTAAAACGGACTTCCATTTCCTTTTTATCATCAGGCGCGTGACCATTCGAGCAACGGAAACGGCCAGAAAATGCACGGGAAAATCAGCAGGAAAAGGACCGCGCTGGGAGGAAAGGATGCGCACGGGATATGGGGGGATTTCTCTATATATCAATCTCTCTCACGGGAGGGCCGTTCTCTTTCCGATTGGTTTACATAACGCCCGAAAATGCATAAAGCCCCCAGGAGAACGAAAAAACCCGCGAAAAAGCCCGTTCCCCGTCGAAATCTAAAAATATTCGATGCCGCCACGGCGACTTTTCTGTGTATAATGACGACAGATTTCCCGCGAAAAACAGAACAAATGTACGGAAACCCGATGATTCTCGCGTGACATAATGCGGAAAACGGGCAAATTATACACATTATGGATAATTATACACAACACGCGGGAAAGGCCCGGAAAAGAGGCCCGGAGCGCGGGAAAACCGGAAGTAATAGGTATAAATAAAAGAAATCATAATATATAAATCGCGATATGCGCGTATTCACAGGGGTAAAAATGAGAACATTATGAACACAAAACACCGCGAAAAGGCACAAAAAAGGCATCTTTACGACACGATTTGCAAGACCAGCGCAATTGTGCCATACTGGATGTGCCAGTTGGGGAGCGGTTCCGGCCCCGGTGTGAAGCCCGGAAGTGAACGAGCCCCCCGCCCGGCGGACGGAAACCCGGTGCCGCGAAATCGGCCCGCCCACATAGCGCGGGGGATATACCCGGGGAACATTGACAATTGAATACGCGCCCATGGATGCAAGAGGGCCTCCCCCCGGAATGGCACGGAGCCATGACCGATATGTGACAGGTATCGCGAGCCCGCGTCAGAATTCATTCCGGGATGTGTGTAGCGGGAAGAGGCCTACATGGGGAACGGTGTAGCGGAGCCGAAAATCCGCCACCATGCCGCAAGGCAATACCAAATCATATGGAGGAATCACAATGAACACCATGAACAAAGAGTACACCGTCAATGATTTCACATTCAATGAGTATGCATGGAAACCCATCACGGATGAAGGCCGTCGTTCTTCATATTCCGGGAAGTACGACATCAATTATTCTTCCATCCTGACGCGCCTGATTCAGGAGGCCGGCCGGTATTGTGAGCGGTTCGCATCGGACCTTTTCATCGACTGGCAATCCGTCACGGAATGGATTGACGGAGCGGAGCCCGGTCAGGAAAAGACATTCCTGTTTGGCTTCCGTGAGAACGGTGTGGACCATGACGCGTTTATCCTTTCCCGGTTCAATTCCTATTGTTGCCCGGAAAAGGAATACCGTTCCATCTGGAGGCTCGATATTTCGACCGACTATGACGACCGTATCACGATGACTTTGGGCCGCGTGTGTTGAAAGGAGTGCTTGAAATGACTATCATTGCAAAATCCGTTGTCGGTCAGGAATATCTGTACAAGGCCGCGTCAGCAATCCGCGTATCACGGGCCAAGGCGCAAGACATCGTCGACGCATTGAACCGTAAACAATGGCAATTGCCTGACGGATATACATGGTTCACACACGAAGTAGACAGATACGACAAAGCATATGACTATGCCATGCATGCGCGTATCACATGCGGAAAGCGGGGAATTCGGTTCTACCATTCTTAAGTCAGAGTGAGCCCGGATTCTTCCGGGCCGTACTGATACATCCCGGTCACAAGTCCGGGAGGAATGGAGGAAAACATGAAAGCACGCATTTCCATGACGACACTGAAACGGATGCCATATGACAGGATCTATAGCGCATTTTACTGCGACCTGTCGAACATCATGCGCGGGAAAGAGCCCATGTACTACAATGCCGGTGTTTATGGTTGGAACTGCGACATCTACACAGGATATGTAGACGGGCAAGCAATCGCAATTTCAACCGGGTATCGCAACACTCGCGGAACGCACATCCCGCGCACACTCATCGCAAAGTATGACATGCGCATTGCGGAACTTTGGGAGCATCATACCGTATGGGACCCGGAAGTCCCGGACCTTATCGAGTCCATCCGCACCGACTTCTACCGGGACCTGCTGAAACTGTAACCCCGGAAAAATGATCTTTAATTTGGAGGGTTGAAACATGGTCAGATTCAAGCGCATGGAACACGGCATGTACAGTGGTAGCGCAATATTCGGTTTGATGGATTCTAACACCTATCACATGTACGACGATGAACTTGACGATGCTATCGCGGAGCGGTTCCAGTTGTACGGTGATGAGCGTCTCACAACGCTGGAAATCAAACATATCCGCATGGTTCTTTCCCGCGAAATCGAGTTGTTCGCGCAGGGTTCCCGCGAGTCGGTGTTCTGGTTCGTCATCCCGGAGGACGCAAGTCTGGAACTTGTGTTTAGCCTTGAGTATTGATGGAGGGTTGTCATGAAAATCTGGTTAGCTGATACGCAACAGGTCGCGGAGATTCATCTCTATGGAAAGCGCGACTATAGCAAGGTCCTTGAAAAGTTCCTTGAATCGTTCGATGCGGATTACATGCCGTTCCGCGATGGGTTCATATGGGAGATGTTGCGGGATGAGTTTGAGCGGTTCGAGTCTCTCGCATGCGACAACGCGGAGTTGTTCAACGCGGGAGACGATGAGTCATGGTATTGGGGATATGTCCCGGAGGGCGAGTATCTCTCCGTACCATCTACCATCTACGGTTCGGCGGATGAATAGGGGGTGAATACATGATTCCGCTCGCATGGATATCAGTGATCTTAATCTGTATCGGTTATGGTATCGCAGGATTCAATAGCGCAGAGTGCCACGCTCCGTAATTGGAGCGCGTAATGCGGCGGCCCGGTCACAAGCCCGGGCAATTCTTTACCGCATGGAGGTTCATCATGGAAAGGAACATTCAGTTCACGGCAGGGGCCACATTCAAGAATCGCAATGGCTCCACATATCAAGTCCTGCATTCCACCACGAACGACGAGACCACGGTCATGTCTCTCACAAAGATGCCGTGGGTTTGCGTCGCGCACAACATCTGCAAGTTGGATGACGGCACCTATGAGTGGTCGCATTCCGACCAAGTCGGATTCCTTGAGTTCATTCAGCAGTATGTCGAGCGGTGGTGCAAGAAGCATCACAAAGAAATCGTCGGCGGCCTTGAACACTTCATCGTTCCATGGTGGGATGAGTGTGATGACGATGTGCAGGGTGTTGTCGATTTCGTGGACGCGGATGACCACAAGTTCTCTACTGATGGTGACCGCGTGTATGTTTGGGAGGGTTAATTATGGACAAATTCATATGGAACGAACGCATGACAAGCCTCATCAATGTCTCTCACATTCGCAAGATTACTCTCTCCGAACCTCGTCTTGAGCAAAAGAATTGGATGGTCGTGGCAGAACTGACTTATGGTACGCAGATTCTTTGCATGGGTACCGTAGACGATTGCATTGCTTATATGGACGAGTTCTACAACAACCATTGAAAGGGGAATGAATCATGGAAAGAATCTATTGGGTAACATTTGACACGCAGAGGGATCGCAGGTATATCACATGGGGATATTATGTCTCCGCAAACAACCAGAAAGAAGCGAAGGAAAAAGCATATCAGCATTGGAACAGTTCACGGAACACATATTATAACTACGGCTTTGGTCGCAACGGCAAGTGGCACGATGTTCCGCATATGTGGCATACCGCCGCCATCCGAATGACACCAGGCGAGGCTGACCGTGGCACGATTGACCGGGGCATAGAGAACTTCTATATAATTCAAAACAAGTATGCAAGTTGGGGTTATAGGGGTTGACTCCCGTGTTAGAATGAAACGGGGGTGATGATGTGACGCGATTAGCGGAGATACGACACTCGGCCCGGATGAGTCTTGTTGAACTCGCCGCCGCCGCCCATGTTCCTTATGCGACATTGAGCATGATAGAATGTGGCAAGCGCAAGTTCTCTGGCATCGCAGTGGGCACGGCACTTAAGATTGCGGATGCACTTGGTGTTGATGTTACGGAATTGCTTGAAGATGGTTGGGATAAGTAAAGCGGCGGTGGTTAATTCCACCGCCGAAAATTTTTGAGAGGAGAATTAATCATGAAGTGGACTTATAAGTTTGACGAGTTTCTCATGCCCCCATATTACTTTGACATCAATGTCGGGGATGCGGTACTGGTACTCTCCAAAGAGAATCTGCTTACCGGAGATACCTCTTGGCAACTTCATAAGGATTGTGCGGAAACCGGATACCCCGGATTGTTGGACAGTGATTACAGGTGCTTTCACGGGTGGAGAGGAACCTACAACAACGACAGATACGAAGCGCACGGCGTATACAAAGTTAAGAGTGTTGAGCATATCCGCAAGCCAAACAAGTATTATATTGCAGACTTCATTCTCAAGATCGTTCTGGATAAGCACGACATTAAGAAAGATGAAGAGTGAGGGGGGTGAGAATATGGCATGGGTTTTGAAGTGCGACCGTCACTATACCAACGGGCAGACCGCAACATTCTATCACAAGGGATTTCCTCTCGGCATAATGCATGAGTGTGTTGGCAAGCCAGAGGAAGCAAAGCAGTACCGCACCAAGAAAGACGCACTGGCAGATCGCAGGGCATATGGGATGGTCGGATGGGAGCCAGTAAAGATTGCATAGCATACGACACTCCATACGACACACGCATTAATTATCTGCAACTTTCTGCAACATCTGGAACAAATATCCCCGGCTCCGTGGCACCACACGATACCATGAAGTCGGGGATAAAGTTCTGGATTCTTCCAGTAAAGACCAAATCCCCACGGTTATCGTGAGGATTTGTTGTTTGGTGGAGGAGGGTGGATTCGAACCACCGAAGGCATAGCCAGCAGATTTACAGGCTGATTAATATCGTTGTCTCCCAAGGGTTTTCAATTCTTCCTGTCGTACAGATACGACAAGGCTTGATTCAGTTTGCTACAATCCGTAGTCATCTGCTTGGCTCTCAAGTCAGTATAAATATCTCTGGTGGTTTGCGGTGATGCATGACCAAGGATCATCTGTGCTGACTTCTCGCTCACACCGGCTTCAAACAAGAGCGTAGCAGTACCATGTCGTAACTGGTGAGCGGTGATGCTGATGCCTGTATCCTTGCAGTAGGTAGACCACGCAGTTTCATAGGCTCTGGCACTCATATACCCACCGCCGGGATGACCGTTGTATGGTGCTTGCTTGAATACTATACCGTGTGACGGCGTTAAACGAGCCAAGAGCGCATCTGGTATGGGAACAGTACGATTTCCTGCCTCTGTCTTCGGCGGCTTGAGGATGGGTGTAGAGCCGTGAGGATATTCCAAGGACTTGTTGACCGTGATGGTTCTGTCCTCAAGGTTGAAGTCTTCCCATGTTAGGGCCAAGGCTTCGCTCTTCCTCAAGCCGGTGCATATCAAGAGCAAGGGGAACAACCCAAACGGATGGGTGCTATTAATAAATATCTTGCGGATAGTCTCGTCATCCGGAGCAGACCTCTTGCTCTTGGGCAATCCCTTTGGCAACCTCACCTCACGAGCCGGGTTGTACTGGATGATCCCCTCAACACAAGCATGGTTCATAAGCATCGTCCACAGGCTCAAGACGGTACGGCAGATCGTGTGGCTATACCTCTGGGATTTGTAGACTAATATCTCGTTTGTGATTAGAGCGGTTGTAATCTCCGTCACGGCTTTGTCTCCGTGCCGCTCCAGTATCTTCCGCAGATGGGGAACATAATTGCTCCATGTTCTGGTGCCTATTTCCCCACGGTGAGCAGACTCCCACGATTCAGCCAAGTCTGTTAGGGTATATATCCCATGACCAGTGGCAATGGCAAGGCGATGATAGAGTCGTTCGGGATCCCGGTCGTACAGATGTTTCCGCTTTCCATCAGCCACATAGGTGGTTTCGTACAAGCCATTTGCTCGGCGGCTGAACATCTTGGCATAGTTCATTTCATCCCTCGCAACACAACGAGTACCGCATCCTGTTGTTCCTCGGTAAGTTCCCGGAACGCAAGGATCAACTCCGCTTCCTTGACGGTAGCAACCTTGCCCACCCATTGAACCACATTGGTCGGAAGACCCAGTGCTTTCATGAGCAGGTCACCGTCTCGCTTGTCCATTGCCTCTCTCGCTTCACGGACATTAATTAACGGAGCCTGTTCATCTCCATACAATTGCTCCGGGTTCACATCAAGAGCATCAGCCAACCGCATGATTGTCTCCCACTTCGGATTCTTTGAACCGCTCTCATAAGCGGCGATCATCTGGTGGGAGACACCAAGCCGCTTGGCAAGTTCCGCTTGTGTTAATCCTGCCAACTTCCGGTTGTATTTCAACTTGTCTGCAAATGTCATGTGACTCACCCCTTGTGTATATCATATCATATTTGTCAAGATTTGCAACCGAAGATATGAAAATTTATGTTGACAACACCTACGGGTGGAGTTATATTAAAGACGCTACCTACGGGTAGAGAAATGAAAGGAGCGCAAATAAACAGATGAAAGTGCTTGAACTGTTCGCCGGTACTCGTTCAATCGGCAAGGCGTTTGAAGCACGGGGCCATGAGGTGTTTTCCGTTGATTGGAGCAGAGACTTCAAGGACATGGATATGTACACCGACATCGGCTCTCTCACCGCAGAGGATATCCTGTCACGGTTCGGACACCCGGATGTGATATGGGCCTCACCGGATTGCACCACCTATTCTGTGGCGGCAATCAGCAGACACCGCAGACTCAACCGGCAGACCGAAAGCCTTGACCCCATAACAGATTACGCAAAGTTCTGCGACGAGGTGAACCGCCATGTGGTGGAACTCATCCGTGAACTGAACCCGACCTACTGGTTCATTGAGAATCCCCGTGGTGGTTTGAGGAAGATGGACTTCATGCAAGGGTTGCCTCGCTACACCGTGACCTACTGCAAGTACGGAGAAGAACGCATGAAGCCCACCGACATCTGGACTAACCACCCATCCCCGGATTTCCTACCACCGTGCAAGAACGGAGACCCCTGCCACATCCGTGCGCCACGGGGAGCAAGAACCGGAACGCAAGGCATTAAGACCTCAAGAGACAGAGCCGCAATACCCACCGCGCTTTGTGAACACATCGTAGATATCTGCGAAAGGAGATGAGACGAATGAGAGAATCCCCCAATTACCGTGATGCTTTGGCAAGACTTGACGAGCGGTTTCCCAACCGGGAGTTCCTATCCATCAAGGATTGCATGGATCTCACGGGCCACAGTTACCGGTGGTGTACCAACCATCTGCCCCTTGGCAAACTCGGCATCAGCAAAGTTCAGTTAGCCAAACTTATGTGAAAGGAAGAGAGAGAATGAGCCTAACCGCATTCAGCCTGTTGTGCTTGGCGGTCTTCGTGACCATCCTCATCATCGGCACTCTGGTAGAAGCCGAAAAGGAATACAGAGCCAAGCAGAACAAACGAGTCCGGGATCTTCACTTTGAGAACTGCAAACTCCGGGCAAGACTTGGACATCAAGACTTTGAGACACAGTACGAATTGGACGAACTGAAGACCGCCTTGGCGGTCAAGGAACTGTTACTGAAACAGAAGTGGGAAGGAGCAAAGAGATGAAAGATTTGGAGTGGAAGCCATGTCCGTTCTGCGGTGGGACACAGTTTGAGGTAACGACGAAGGAAAACTACTACTATCTTCTGGAAGAACACGGCTCCGCTTGCATCGGCTTCCACCACAGGAACCGGGCCAGAGGATGCGACCTGTCTCTCTACGAACAATCCGACAGTATCCGAGGTTACAATGCCAAACTGAAAAGGCTCAACGAGAAGTGGAACAGGAGAACGCCATGAACTTGAACGATGCACTTGAAGCACTGAAGTCGGAGTACCCAAAGGCAAACAAACCTGCACTGTCTATGGCTCTGCGAACAGACGAGACCGGAGTCACCCTATCCCCCAAAGCAAAGCGCATGATCTACGGTTCCCCGAAACCCCGGAGCAAACCATGTGCGCTCAAGGTGAGAGTCACCCCGGAAGACAGAGAACTCATCCACGCAGAGATGGACAGACTCGGATGCCAGACGGAACAGGACTTCCTCGCTTACCTACTGGACACCGTGATTCATCCCATAGAAACAGGTTGCCCCCCGTCCGAAGACGAGGGACAACCCGGAAAGGAAGTGAAAAGAGATGAATGAGCCACGCATAGAGCATAGCACAGATGCTCCTGTTAAGGCAAGTTACTACGCATTACATAAACAAGTCCGGGATGCCGCTCATGCCAGATGGTTAGCCAAGAACCGTGAGAAGTGGAACGCCTACATGAGAGAGTACAGGAGACGGAAGCATGGCATGGGATAAGAACGCTTACTACCGTGAGTATTACAGGACTCACCCAGAGTACCGGAAGTATCAGCAAGACTACCACAAGAAGTGGTTTGCAGAACACCCCGGCTATACACAGGAAAGATACTACGCACGAATGAAACGATTGCTGAAAGGAGAAGAGCGTGGACAAACTCAAGCATAGCACCAAGGCACACACCGTCTACAAGTTAGCAGACGGAACCAGAGTGCCGGGAGCCACGACAATCACCGGGATCCTCAACAAGCCTTACTTAATCAAGTGGGCGAATGACCTTGGACTTGAGGGAATAGACAGTACCAAGTACAGAGACGAAGCCGCCGCAGTTGGCACCTTGGCTCATGCGTTAGTGCAGGAGAACCTCACCGGCGAGAAAGTAGATCTCACACAGTATTCCGCTATGGACATTGACCTCGCAGAGAACGCCGTCCTGTCGTTCCTTGAGTGGCGAAAGACCCACGATTGTTCCCCTATCATATGCGAAGTTCCACTTGTATCGGAACGAATGAAATTCGGTGGAACAGTGGATTGCTACTGTATGTTGGACGGCATTCCGACCTTACTGGATTTCAAAACCGGGAAAGCCGTATACGATGAGTACTTCGTTCAACTTGCGGCATACAAGGAACTGCTTGAGGAAAACGGGCACCCGGTCAAGACCTGCAGAATCCTACGGATTGGGCGAGACGAGTCCGAGGGATTTGAAGAGCGCACCGTTCAGCACACGGATAAGTACTTCACGATCTTCAGTGACCTGTTAGACATCTACTATCTTAAGAAAGAGTTGGGGTGGAAGTAATGGAAAACAATCTTGAACTGTACAACAAGTTAAGGGAAGTACCGGCAATTGCAAAGAAACCCATCACCGCCGGGAGACTCAAAGGGATGACGGACATTAATCCGATGTTCCGTATCAAGGCTCTCACCGAAACCTTTGGCCCTGCAGGTATTGGGTGGTGGTACATCATTGACCGGATGTGGTCGGAACCTGCCGGGGAGAAAGAGATCGCCGCCTTTGTGGAAATCAAACTGTTCTACAAATTCAACGGAGAAACCTCTCAACCCATCACGGGCATCGGCGGTTCCATGCTTGCCGTGCAGGAATCCAAGGGCATCCATGTCAGTGACGAGTGTTACAAGATGGCGTTGACCGATGCCATTAGCGTGGCGGCTAAAGCCTTGGGAGTAGGTGCCGATGTGTACTGGGCCACAGATGCGGAGTCCACGAAGTACTCTGCGAACGACAAACTCTCCGACTTCGTAAAGACCGCCCCGGATGTGGTCACGGCAAGTGACATGATATGTACCGAATGCGGACACAAGATCGTGGATGTGGTCACGGACAAGGGCAAGTGGACGGCAGGACAGATTGCTTCCGTCACCAGTAAGAGATACGGACGGCCTGTCTGCTATGAGTGCAGTGTGAAGTTGAAAGGAGACAACCATGCAGATTAACACCGCCGATTATGCATTCGGTCATCTGTCACTCGGCTCGGATGACTATGCAGAGATCATGAGTTGGCTTGAGGATTTCGTGCCGGGTGAGTTCGACATAGTCAAGCACAAGAAGAAACGCTCGGTCACTGCGAACGCATACCTCTGGCACCTCTGCGAAGAGATAGCCAAGGCTACCGGGCAGACAAAGATTCATGTGTACCGAAATGCCATCAAGGCGGTGGGCGTGTTTGACCAGTTGCTCATGTCTCCAGAAGCGGTACCGGAATTCAACAGTGCGGTCGGACAGTTCGGCATCGGGTACTTCGTGGAGATTGTGGATGCTGATCCCAAGACCGGGATGATTCTGGTTAACTACTACAAAGGCAGTAGCGAGTACACAAGCAAGGAATTTTCCCGACTCGTAGATTTTGTTGTGGAAGATTGCCGTGCGCTCGGCATAGAGACTCTCACCGACAGAGAGTTGTCATTGGTCAAGCAAGGGTACGCAGAAGAGAAAGGCAGGTGATGCAAACTGTGCTATGAAGAGAATGCCTGTTGGCTCTGCGGAAGAAACGGAGCCACAGACAGATTGGAATGGCACCACTGACCAAGTATATGGTGGGCCTTTGAGAGGAAAGAGTACACAATTCGGGGCCGGGGTGTGGCTCTGCGGAAACAGATGCCACCGGCTCGGCCCCATGGCGGTTCACCGCAGTAGAGAGACCAGAGAAATCCTGCAAGATTGGATGCAACGAAAGTTAATGCAGGAGAATCACTGGACAGAAGAAGACTTCCGAAAGATATTCGGCAAGAGTTATTTGAGAGGAGATTAGTAATGCTTAATTTCGTAGCCATGACCGGACGGTTAACCAAAGACCCGGAACTCCGCACCACGCAGAGCGGCACGACCGTTGCCACATTCACTCTCGCCTGTGAGCGTGACCTCAAGAACCACGAGGGCAAGAGAGAGACAGACTTCTTTGATTGTGTGGCGTGGAGAACCACCGGGGAGTTCGTAGCCAAGACATTCCACAAGGGTGATGGGGTATCCGTTACCGGCAGACTCCAGACCAGACAGTACACCGACCACGATGGTAACAAGCGCAGAGCCACGGAGATCATGGTGGCGAACTGCTACTTCCAACTGACCAAGGCAGAGGTTCACACGCAGACCGGAACCATGCCCATCATCGTGGATGATAGTGAAGATCTCCCCTTCTAAATCATGAAGACTACGCTGATGTTTGACCCGTCTTGGATGGATGCCATCCAGACTCTCGGTGATGCGGAGAGAGGTAGACTCCTCATGGCATACATTAAGTATTCCCTTGGGAAAGAACCGGAAGAACTCCGTGGCAACGAGCGGTATCTATGGCCTGTGATTCAAGCAGGGATTGAGAGATCAAAGAAGCGTACAGAGATTTACAGGGAGAACGGCAAGAAGAGATTTGCTCAGCAATTGGTCAGCAATTGCTCAGCAATTGGTCAGCAAACCCCCTTGTCCCCCGTCTCTGCCCCCGATGGTTCCTCTTCTTCTTCCCCCCCACACCCCCCTATTAGTATCTCTTCTTTATCCCCCAACTCTTCCCCCTGTGAACCCCCTATCTTGAGCAAAGCCGCCGAGCGGTTTGCTCGGTTGTGGGAGATGTACCCCCGGAAGCAGGGCAGGAAGTCAGCATTTGAATCCTACAAGAGAGCCATTAGGGATGGTGCTACGGACGAAGAGATTGAGCGAGGAATCAAAGCCTACACAGAATACTGCCAAGGCAAGGACACACAGTACATCAAGCAAGGATCAACATTCTTCTCCCAAAGAGCGTGGGAAGATGAGTGGAAGAAAGGAGAGAGTTGGATTGACCGAATTGACTTCAGCGACATTGACAACGACTTCGGAGCAGTGGCTGACTCTGGCGAAGACTTTGCAATCGTGCTACCCGAATCCAAATTTTCTGTCGGATGAGGGGAAGATAAAAGTCTGGTACACCATGCTCCGCAACATTCCCTATGCCGCCCTTGCGAATGCGGTGGGCAAGTGGATCGCAAGCAACAAGTTCCCACCGACCATCGCAGAACTCCGGTCTCTGGCAGAGGACAGTGAGGTGAAACCCGTCAAGATGTCCAAGGAGATGCAGGAGTATGTAGCGAACATCAAGAGGTGGATCGCAGAGATGGATGAGGAAATCCAGACACAGAACTTGGAAAAGGAGATGGGAATCTATGAGGCTCGGCTCTAATCAAGCACCGGCTTGCCCTTGGTTCCACCGATTCGGTGACACTCTCATTGAGTGCGATGGACTTACGGACGGAACCACGATCACCTACACCGGCACGGAAGAAGACATCAAACTGCATCTCAAGACTTACTGTTGTGCGAACTACGAATGTTGCGAGTTGTACATTGCCATAGCGCAACAGTACCCGGACTTGGTCATGGACAAGCCTACGCTCGTGCGAGTAGCCAACGACATCGCAGACAACAACCAGTTGCTTCACAGAGTTCTTACCAACCAAGAGAAAACTTTACACACACTAATCGGACTAACCGAAGATGAAAAGGAGAATGAATGATGAATCCGTTTGTTAGTTATGAAGATTTTCTGCGGAAAGACGAAGACGAGCAGAGAGCGTGGGTACAGTGTATGTTTGACCACGGTGCCAACGGGAGCGTCCTCGCAGGATTGTTTGGCATCTCTCCGCAGACGATGAACTGGCGGTTAAGGAAGTTAGGCTTTAGACGGAACCAAGGCAGAAAGACCGATATAGCCTATGACAAGTGGAACGACTTCCTCAACTGCTACCCCGACTACGATCCTCACGCCGAGCCTAACTATGACAAAGTAAACGAAGAGTACGAACTGTCGGATGCAGACTTTGAGGGGTTCGCATCCAATGTGGTGGACAAGGGTGACCCGGTCATCACGACGGAGAACGACATCGTGCCGACGATGGGAAGTTATGTGTTCTACGGTACTGCGGCACAGGTGGCAGAAGCATTCTACAAGAGGGTGCCAACGGGAAAGATGAGGGTGATTATCACATGGGATACAACGGATGCGCTGAACTGATTCGGTACCCGGACGGGGAACCGCTACCGCCAGACGACGAGATGAACACAGGAAGACGGGTATACTGGGATTCCTGGGGGATGCACGAAGAGGAGGATGATGAGGATGAGGTTGATTGATGCAGAACTTGCAATTGAATACCTCACGAAACTGGCATTAGAATCAGAAGAACCGTGGATGACAAG